ATGAAAAAGACAGTACTTTCTCTCATATTGCTGGCCTGCACGGGGAGCGCGTTTGCCGCACCGCAGGTTATCACCGTCAGCCGTTTTGAAGTGGGTAAGGATAAATGGGCGTTCAACCGCGAAGAGGTGATGCTGACCTGCCGTCCGGGCCATGCGCTGTATGCCATCAACCCGAGCACGCTGGTGCAATACCCGTTAAATGAAACCGCCGAGCAGCAGGTGGCCAGCGGAAAGAGCAGCGGCCAGCCGATTAGCATCATTCAGATCGATGACCCGGCGAATCCGGGACAGAAAATGAGTCTGGCCCCGTTTATCGAGCGCGCCGACAAGCTCTGCTAACGTTCAGGTTTCCAATAAAAAACCGCAGATGCTTGCGAAAGCACTGCGGTTTTTCACATTTTATGATGCTCTGGCGCTTTTTTTCCGACCGCTTTAGCTGTGGACTGGAAAACCTGGCGTCGTCATCTATTCTTAAAAGGCAAGGCGACTTAGCCTGCATTAATGCCAACTTTTAGCGCACGGCTCTCTCCCAAGAGCCATTTCCCTGGACCGAATACAGGAATCGTATTCGGTCTCTTTTTATCTATTTGTTTTTCAAGGGTTTTTTCGGCATTAACACGAAATCCCCCGAAAATTACTCGAATATTCCATATCCTGTCTAAACCATAACATACTCTGCGCCGCGTGCGTCCAGGTATTTTTTGGTCATTGTTAAATTTTTGTGGCCGAGTAAACGCTGAGCAAATTCTTCTCCGCGCTCCTTTTCGTAGAGCCTACTCGCCAGACTTCTGATCTCATGGAAAGGAGGTGGGTTAGGTCCGAATTTTAACCCGGTCGAATCCCTTATCTCTGCAAAGGCCTGGGTGAGTCCGTCAGGAGTCAGCGGCCCCGGCTTTCTTCCCCCGCGGCGGACCGGAGAGTAAAGCATGAAGTCGGAAGGGTTGTTCACCCGGCATCGATCAATGACATCCTGCAACACAAGCCCGGCGACGTCCAGCCTCAAATCAAGTGGAAGTGCCAGTTTGTGACCTGTTTTCTCCTGCGTAACGAAAAGCCTCCCGTCTTTAATGTCACTGAACCTGAACAGTGAGATATCTTCCCGCCGCTGGCCGGTGACCAGTGCCAGATCGCATGCGTTTGGCGCCCATTCAGAATGAGTTAACGCTGCCTGGCGGATGACCGTGAATTGTTCGAGCAGCAAGCGTTCTCGCTTAACTTTCGGTGTCGGCGTTCGTGTCGGTTCTGCCGGGTTCCTGTCGACATGTCCTTCCACAATCGCCTCCCTGAAGATATCCATCAGCACAGACCTGAGCCCGGAAGCCATGCTCTTTTTATCGCAGAGAATGTACGATTCAAGAAATGAGGCAATATCCTTTGTCGTGACGGAAGCGAGGGGAATTTTGCCGAACTCTTCCTTTATGGTGGCGATTTGGTTTCGCCTGACCTTCATCGTGTTTGGTTTCAGCTCCCGCCGCTCGAGAATTACCTCGTAACGCTCCAGCCATGCGGCCACTGTGAAAGTGGGCACGTCTTTTATGCGATCCAGGAGAGAAGAGGGAAGGTAATTCTGGTCGATGTAGTTGTTGGCCTCAATGGCCTGGGCAACAGCATCCTTGCGATCAATCCGGCCAAGAGAAATCTCCTGCCCGGTCACCGGATTGCGCCAGCTGTAAAGTCTGTCTCTTTTACGATAGGTCAGGTTACGGGGCAGGTTAGCGTCGTAACGTACTGGCCTTTTCGCCATGAGTCAGTCTCTCCAGTAAGGTGCCGCCAGACGGCAATTTGGTGTGTTTCGGTTTAGCGCGAAGATTCTTCTTGCGCGGATCCACGTAGATAGCGTCAGGCTGAACTTTATATTCCTTTCCGTGCAGCTCTGGAGCGGGATAAATTCGCCCCTCCCGCGTCCATCGACGCAGAGTAGAAAGGGAAGGGGGAGTCGTGTAGACCTCAGCAGCCCATTCCTGCAAGTTGAGAAGCTTAGCCATGAGAACTCCTTAGCCGCCTGGCATTATATGCGAGGCTGCGTTGACGTGTTGATTAATCGAAATCAGGCAAAAAAGAACCCGGCGTGGGGCCGGGCAAAAGGGATAACGGAGCAGTGCTTTCGCACCCAATAGCCAGCTCATAACTGGCTATCAGTTGCGTCATTCGTCGTCATCATCATCCCAATCGCCGTCGTAATATGGCGATGCGAGGAGGGGGTTGGTCGCTTGCAACATTTCGCCAGCAGACCCCTGCCGTTGAAGGCGGCGAAGCGCCTCATAAAGTTCGAATGCCTCCGTACGCTCTTCACCAACATCAAGAGAACACGCCACCCTGTGGGCCTCTGTAACCAGTGTTGCCAACTGGCTCCGAACATCCTGAATAGTGCTCATATTTCTCCTCATGCCGCACGCATAGCGCGCAGCGATTTAATGTGCTCGCTCGTCTCCAGTTCGGCGCGTATCTGTGCCGCCTCACGGTGATCGAGGTGCTCAAAATCATTGTTAAAACGGTCGATTGAAGCGGTGTTGATCCGACCCTGTCGCCAGTAGCGGACTATCTGTGATGTGCAACTGTGGATTATGACGGGCCAACCGTGCTGGTCAGCGTAAATCTGACCCCGTTGAATTAGCTTGAACATTTTGTTGTACCACCGGTATTGAAAGGTCGATACACCAGGAAATTAGTGAAACTTCATCTTCTGATTTTGGATCGCCGTAAACGTAGCTTTTAGCTCCTGGCCTTCCTTTTGCAGGGTCGAAAACTTCAATTCCCCGCTCTGCTGTTAGCGAGATGAGAATCTGATGTAGCCCACCAGTTATGTTTAGCGATGGAACCGTAAGGAAATAAATAAAACCATAAAGCAATTCAGCCTTTCGCTGGCTGCCATAGAAATACGGGATTTTGTAATAATCCAGCGCATTGTCCAGCCAGTCTGTTTTGTCGTGGAATGCCTGATGCCAACGCGCCACAACTTCATCGACAGGCTGACCGGCAACCATAGCTACGCATGTAGCCATGCAGGTATTGAAGGTTGGTTGTTGTTGATGCTGCAACATTACAGCCCCCTTTGCTTATTCTTCAGCTCGATGACGCCCTGGTAATCCGCGCATGTCTGGCAGCCGGGTACGGCAGCGCGCCGCGGCTCTGGAATTGGTTCGTCGCATTCTTCACAATGCTCAGCTGATACGGCGTTGCGGTTTACTCGGTGAGCGGAAAGGGCAGCGTTACGCTGAAGCTCTTCAATCTCTGCTGCGGTATCGATGATGTCGGCCATGGTTAATGCTCCCGGAACTGTCTGTTAATTCGGTTGAAGGTGAACGCCAGCAATAAAAAGGGAGCCTTAAGCTCCCGGGTGATTAGTGCCTTCATGCGGCACCGCCTTCATTCTTTTCGGCTTCGACCACCATATTTTCAAGCCGTCGAGATAGCTCGGCGGCCAGAGTCTGGAATTCTTCCTCGGTCGCCACCGGGATCGGCACAAAGCGAATCCCGATGTGCGCCAGTTGGTTGGCTATTTCGAGGCTTTTTCTCAAATCAACTGGTGAGGCTCTGTTCATGCGGCACGCCCCCGTTTTTGTTTAGCGGCTGGGTTTATCCAGAGGCATTCAGTGCGTAACTTCGTTCCTCGACCTGCGCTTATGCGTGAGGTTTTTTCTGTTTTCACCCATCCGGTCAGCATGTCGTTATAAACTTCGCAGTCGTAACCACTAATCATCACCATGCCATTCATCGTTCTGGCCACAGCGAGCAACTGCTCGTGACCTTCAACAGTCATCTCGTGGTTGTAATAACGGTTTCCCTGCACGCGGGTTTCTGGAACGTAAGGTGGATCAATGTAATGCAGCGTGGTTTCGGCATCATGGGCTCGCATAACGGCAAGCGCATCTTTGTTTTCGATGATGACTCCCTGCAGGCGCTGACACACAGCAGCAAGGTTGGCAGGATAGCGTTCCCAAAGATGTGCCGCAGTCGCGTATTTGCGTTTACTGTCGCCACGAAAACCTGACTGACCGCCAATACCGGCAGCAGAACCAAATCCCATGCATGCGCGGACAATCATGCGACGAGCGCGTTCTAATGGATCAGGCGATGAATCACGTGCGGAACAGAATTCATCGCGGGAGTATGGGGTAAGCACACATGCATCCTGTAGGCGCTGATTTTGCTCTGGGTCGCGCAGCACGCGAAACAGGTTAACCACCTCTCCATCAAGATCGTTATAGACTTCTGCGTAACTGCGTGGTTTTTGAAGCAGTACACCGGCAGCGCCGCCGAAAGGCTCGACGTAACAAATATGCTCGGGCATTTGCTCAATTATCCACGGTGCCAGGCGGAATTTACCGCCATGATAACGAATTGCAGGGTGTTTGATTGGGGCGTCTACTGTCATTGTTCAGCTCCAAACCGCCCGTTAAGGCGGCCAGTTTTGACGACGAACTCCAGGAGGCTAACTCCCAGAGCTTCAATTTTCTTGTGATGCTTGTTGATGATGGGAGGCACCGTTTCGTTCCAGTTAGGCTTTGGCTTTTTGCGCATGGCCTGCTGGATTTCCTCGGTGCAGCGGCGGCAGGCAGCGCGGATGGCGTTGTCTTTTTCTGGTATCATGCGGCCTCCCGGCGGGCGAGAAGTTTCACCCCGAAAGCCATCAGCTCGTCCCGGTCCACAGTTGCGAAGTGGCAGTGTGTACGCGGATACGGTCGCCAGATGATGAGCATCGACCCTTTGTTGTTGCCGCTTACCGGCTTACCGGTGACCGGGTTGATAAATGCCAGCCGACCGGCAGTAGTGAAGCGAACCTCGCTGGCGGTCTGGATTGCCTCCTTAAACCAGCCAACCGATGTGTCTGCCGGAACCAGCATGACCGTGCCGATCTGATTGGCGCTCTCGGCAGCGGCCTTTTTAATAAACGGCATGATGTCGCTATACGGAGGGTTCATCCAGACGTAGCCTGGCACATTCAGGTAATCAGACCATGGCGTTTCCAGCGTATTCTGCTCGGCGGTGATGAAATTCCGGCACAGTGCGTTATGCTGCGCCGCGGCGGCATCCAGCTGGAAGCAAAACTCAGCATCAAGGGCAGCGAAGAGGGCTGGTGGAGTGCGCCAGAGGTCTCGCTGGTCGAGCGGGGTTTTACTTCCACCATAATCACCATTCGACTTCTCGCCTGGCAGCGCGGCGGCGATGCGCTCACCAATCCATCGCATTACCGGTACCGCCATACTGTTGCCGATCGCTTTGTAGCGTGGCCCGTCCGGGCATTCATCAGCATTCTTCCCGCGCCAGCCGATCAGCGTGTGATTGTCAGGAAAGCCCTGAAGGCGCTCGCACTCAATCGGTGTTAGGCGGCGAACCTGCATTCCGTACTGAACGACGTCAGCGGATGAGCGAGAATCCTGAGTGAAAGCCACATCTTCCTGATAAACTTTGCCCTGAGGGCCAGCTGCATCGTGACGACCGATAGAAGCATGTTGGATGCAGATGGCAGGGGGTTGGCCGCTGTTAGCATGGCTTTTATCGTGGTTGCCTGCGCGAACCGTTGGTGACAGATCTGACGTCGCATCAGCTCCATTATCTTTGTAGCTAAATGCAATGCAGGCGTTTTCTTGCCCGTTGTTGCGCCCGAGTGTGTGCGCAAGTTCTCGGTTAATGTCTGGATCTTGAGTTCCATGAACGACATAAGTTTCCAAATCCTCGGCAGTGCTGTCGTTTTCTTTTGCAAGAAGAGTTCGGGAAACATCATAGTAAGAATCTGATACGAGCCCGTGACCGCGCTGGCTGAACAATTCCTGATTACTGGCGCCGATTCCGCCAATATTGTTGGACTGATTTAGGGTTGGGTGAGGGTTTGCTGGGTTATCCCAGTGACTACCGACTTTAGTGCGCTCTCCAGCATCTCTGGCAATTTCCGGTTGCGATTCTCGGCGCGGCGCAGAATCCCGGCGCACGCTGTCGAGCTCAAAAAGTACCGCTGCGGGATCGAATCCTTTTCGAGCACTTGCGACAACGAACACACGGCGGCGTCGTTGGGCCACTCCGAAAAATTGAGCATCAAGGACGCGCCAGGCGATAACCATTTCTGGTCCAGACACACAACCTGCGTGCGTCCATTTTCCCCCTGATGGCTGCAATTCACTGCTTTCTCCGGCAAGTCCTGCCAGAAAGCACCCGAAGGCATTGTCTTTGCTGCTGAGCACGCCGGGGACGTTTTCCCAGACGATAATTGCTTCTGGTTCACCGCGTTCGCGGCGCTTTGCGTCGATTGCATTGGCTAATTCCACGTAAGAGAGGGTTAACTGCCCGCGGTCGTCAGACAGGCCTTCACGTAAGCCGGCGATGCTGAATGCCTGGCAAGGCGTACCGCCGACCAGAACATCAGGCGCTTCGACATCACCAGCGCGGACCGCATCGGCGATTTTGGTCATGTCGCCGAGGTTGGTTACTTCCGGCCAGTGGTGGGCGAGGACAGCAGAGGGGAAGGGTTCGATTTCAGAGAACCAGGCAGGTTTCCAGCCGAGAGGTTCCCACGCTTTACTGGCAGCTTCGATGCCGCTGCACACGCTTCCGTATTTCATGCCGCCTCCTGCCTTTCCCGATATTCCTCAGCGAGCCGCTGCTCCTTTAATGGATTGCTGACCACTTCACCCCATGGCATTAGCCAGCCGTTACCAATGAAGGGAAGGCACAGTGTGCCAACCCTGATGTCGTCGTGAGCGTGAGTCATAGGATGGACTCCATTTCGTCGATGTATAGGCCCTGAGCAATAAGGCGGCGACGGCGGGCGGCACGCGCAATGCACTCCTGCCGTCTGCCTTCTTGCGACTGCTCAATGGCGCGCCGGGTGAATAGCCGTGATTTGCCCTGCGGCGTTACAACCTTTGGCTTCGTGACCAGGTCGAATGTTCGGTCGCAGATGCCGTCCTCATTGAGCCATTTTTCCGACTCAACGATCTGCGCTATCTGTCCGGTGCCGCGGGTAATACCGTTGGCGACCCGGTTAAACTCGATGAGCGTTACGCCAAACTTCTCAGCGATTTCGCTACCGGTGACCGGGCGGCCGCGCGTCTGAATCATCCAGATAACGCGCTCACGGAGGCCGGAGAATTGCCCGGTTCGCCCGGGCCTGCGGTAAAATGGTGTGCGTTTCATTTCCACTGCTCCCCGAACGTGAAGCCGATCTCCGCCAGCGCCTCGTCCATCTTCTCGATGAACTCCGGCACCATTTCGTTGAAATCGGACATGTACTGCGGATCCCGCTCAACGACGACGTGGTGAATGCCTTCGCGTTTCATGCGCGGGTCGTAGTTGGCAAAGAACCAGCCCTCTTTTCCGGTCACCCACATGCTGTACTGCACCTGGGCCATGTACGCAGACTTGATGGCTTCGAAACCGCCAAGGCGGAATTTCATGAAGTCGCGAGATGTGAACGGGCATTTCAATTCGAGGCCGAAATCGTTACTGCAAAGGCCGTCAGGGGAGCACGCAGTGCGCATGCTCTCGTCACGGAACAGGATCGGAGACTCCGTGACTTTCACGTCGGTGGTGAACTCGAAGAGGGTGCGGGCGTCTTCTTCATACTGCTTGCCCCAGGCCAGCGCCTTGGCGTTAACCTCTGGCGCTACGCCGGTGCATACCTCGGCGAGCAGCGTGTGGAAGTAGGACATCTTCATGTCTGTCCACTTGGTGCCAGATCGAGGCTTGGAAATGACGTTGTGAGCGTCAGAGGCAGTAATAACTCCGAGTCTCGCCCTTGCCCATGTCTCGCTGCCTTGCTCAATTTGTGCAATTGGCCCAAATATTTGCTCAAATTTAATGAGCCACCTGTTATCCATATTTCCTCTCCTTTCGGCAGTTGGCTCTTGGCGGGATGTTAATCCCTCTATTGTTGTAGCCATGACACCATTTGTGGATGGTTGCTGATTTCACGCCAAAATGATTCGCCGCGGCTCCGGCGCTTTCAAAACGCAACCCATCAACAAACCAGTAAAACGATGTACTTCTGTTTTCCGCCTGCTTGGTAACCGTTGCCCATCTGCAATTGTCTTTTGAATACGGGCCTTCATTGTTCTTCCGATCTAGCTGATGCTTAGGCGTAGGAGGTGGACCCATATCTTCAAGAAATAGCTCGAACGTCAGCCATCTTTCGCAGATACCGCGCTTACTGTATTTTTCGAAGTCTTTGTTGTTCGGGTTCGTGCAGCGGTTTTTCATTCCGCTCCAAATCCTGTAAACGCGGGTATTTCGCTGGCCGTGAGTGGCGTTTTTTCCTGCCATGCATCCGCAGCTGCTTATTGAACTGTTTTTAAGCTGATTTGCGGCTCTATAGCAGGAATTACCGCACACACAAAGGCATAGATACATCCTTCTACCTCTCAGCATGTGCGAGCATTCTTTGACGGTTAAGTGCCCATATTTTTCACCGGGCATAAGTGGATTGGCGTTCATGCTGCCGCCTTCTTCTTGAGGAAGCCTAAGGCCTTAACTGCCTCGGCTTGGGTAAGCTCGGATGAATCGCGAATATCACGACGGAAAATTTGCGAACAGACTGGGAGCAGGTTTTCTTCCCATGTCTTATCCATTGCGATAAGGACGTCGTTAATCTCCTTGATAATTTCTTCCCCTGCTGGGGTTACATCGCGTTCTGGCTGGCGTTCTGCTGAGAAGTTGATACCTTCCTCACCCTCGGTATTAACATGGTCGATGGCGGCATCCAGGCGCTCACGTCGAGGCCAGTATTTTGCTGCCTGCTTCACGACCGTCTTGAGGATCATCTGCTCTTCATCGGTGACCCATGGACACTTCTTGCTGTTGTCAGATTTGTACTTCTTCCATGCTTCAGACCGGTCACGGATGGAGTAGATGGCATCGATGCGCATCGTATGGGTGAGGTAATCACCATCGTCAGTTTTTACCGTTACATACGCCCCTACGATGTCTCCGCGCTGCTCTTCGGTATCGAAGTCGTTGTAGATGTGGATCGGCGGCTTATCGAGCCCCTCGCGGCGGAACTGGTCGTTTCTGCGAACAATTGCCGACTGGCACCATTTAATGGCGCCAGACTGCTGCGCGATGTGCATCAGACCCATGTAACTGATGTCGAGGCAAATAGCCCCTTTACGCGGAACCAGGTAAGCCAGCTTCTGAGCCGGGTTTAGCGAAATGCCGATGGCCGCAACGTTGACGATCGCATTCTGCGTGCTGGTCTGGTTCTGGAATGCAACTTTCGCGAGGTAGTCGTTATTCTGAAATAGCTGGATGGCGAACTGACTTTCCTTCGCCCACACCATCCGCTCGTCAGTGGCCGCCTTAATGAAAAGCGGCTCCTGTTGTTTGACGAAATCAACAAGGGTTAAGCTCATAATAACTCCTTAGAACGGGCAGGGCGCTTGGCGCTGCCATTCTTCTTCGGCGCGTGCATATGCGCAGGCCGAAATGTATTCGTTGTATGCCTCTTCGGCCTTTTCTCCGATAAGCGCAAACTGGGCTTCCTGGGGCAGGAACAAGCTGCTCATTTCCAGAGGTTTCGCAGGGAACATGGCAATCAGTTCTTTCGCCCGGTCGTCGATCCACTTCTCTTTCTCGTCGGTGAGCTGCTGCTCAACCCAGCGCCGATCTTCGATGTGGTCGTAAGTGAGGTATGCGTTCATGGTTGCCTCAGTAATGGATTTTCGCGCACGGGATAAGGTCATCTTTGAGGGCGGTAAGCACTTCGATAGCCTGTTCGCGCGTTAAGCTGGTATTGCTGGTGAGCGCGTTAACGATGTTGGTGCCGACCGTCTTGCGGTGCTTCACATCAGCTTCACGTTTTGCCTGCTCATCGGCGATGCGCTTCTGCTCAGCCAGGCGGGCTTCTTCCGCCTGCTTTGCCTTAAGGCGCTCGGCTTCCACTGCCGCGGCTTTTTCGCGTTGTGCCCGGGCTTCTGCTTCCTTCTTCTCGCGTTCCGCACGCTGTTCCGCTTCGATGCGCTGACGCTCCGCAGCTTCAGCACGAGCTTTCTCTTCAGCTTCACGGCGCGCTGCGGCTTCAATCTCTGCTTTGTGCTTCGCTTCTGCATCGCGGCGGGCTTGTTCTGCCGCTTCACGCTTAATGCGTTCTTCGTGCTCACGCTGAGCCTGTTCCGCCAGGCGGCGCTGCTCTTCGCGGTCACGGTCAAACTTGTCATTCATCAGCAGAGCCATTTCGTGGTCTGCCTCGATCTGCGCGGCGCGCTGGTCATCGAACATCTTGTTCATCACCAATGCTTCTTCGTGCATAGCGTTCCAGGCTTCTTCCACCCGGATTCGTTCCTGCTCAGCTTCCCATTCGGTTAGAGGACGGCGCACTTCATCCTTAAGCGCGTCCAGCCGCTCACGCACAATGCGGCGGCTTTCGTCGATCTGCTTCGGCAGGGCTTTAAGCTCAGCAACCAGATCCTTGCCGGCGTTGTCGATATAGGTTTTGGAGCGGGCAACCTTATGCGCCATGGATGCGATCGCGTCGCGGCCTTTGCGGGTCGACACATCCGGTACCAGGCTGCGAGCTTCTTTCTCGATCGCCTCAATAATAGGGTCGAGCTGCTCTTTGGTGGTGAATACCGCCATTGCGTTCTGTTTCTCAATGACGACTAAATCCGTTACTTCGCTCATGGTTTCTCCTGAAATTTGGATGTGCAGATGCCGCCCGCGTAATGCCAGGCCGATCGGTTGAATAGGGGGTTAGTGCTGCGCGATGGATTTCGCCGGGAACTCGCCGTTGCGGAGGATGCTTTCTACCGGCCAGCACTCAGCAGACACTTTCTGCTCTGAAGCTGCCTGGCTGCACTCCTGCGGGCTGTCGTAGACTCCGAGGATGACGTCCTGATAATCACCGTTGGTCATTGCCACGGTCAGGACGAGTGCGAATAAAGTTTCCATCAGTGAAGAGTCCTCCCGATGGCGACGGCGTAAAGGCGCTTTGCTTCTTCCCAAGCCGGAGCATTGCGATGGAGTACCGCGAACGACGCGAGCCGTTGGGCCTCTCTGATCTGCTGCTGGTTTACCATGATTTCCTCTTGGCCTTATCGCGGCGAACGGAACGGTTAATACAAGACTTCAACGCATTTATTCAGTGTTTCAATGGGCGGTGGATGGCCGCCGGTTGACATAACTCACGCTCACTCGTTGGAATGAGCTGAGGTATGGCCGATAAAAAACCCGCCGGAGCGGGTCAGTCGTAAGTGAGGCCATGGTTTTCGTACTCTTCCCCGTAGCCATCAAGCTTCTCTTCAAGCATTTCGCGAAGCTTGTTTTTCCCGTGACGCATTACTCCAAAATGGAACACTTCATTAAGCAAAGCGTCTGCATTGTTTTTGCCGCTGAGATTCACTTTTGGTATTTCGATAGTGCTGCTGCCTTTGATGGTGTCTATCTTCAAGACGCATTTACCAGACAGTTGAACCTGCTTATCTGACATACCCTTACCCTCTGTCGTTACCCGCTGATGCGGGAGAAATGCTTTGGCGATTGGATGGCCGGCGCTGATCTCCGGCATGTAGATTCGGTTCTGCCGATAAATCCCACACTACTTCCGCTTCGTTGCGCATCAGCCTGCGCATTCATCCAATCCCAAAACATTCCTTGTAATGGTCAGCGCCAACTCCATGCCAGTGTTGCCCGTTCTCACGCCGTTCTCGCTCTCGCGCGGGGATACTCTCTCACCGACCGGATCGCACCCGGTGATACAGCACGTTTCTCGTGTAAGGGTCTAAACAGGTCATTGACGCTGTAAATCTGCATGTTGTTAAAAAGCAGGCGACTTGCTGTCCGCCGCTGGCTAACTTCGCTCAGCTGTCGATGTTTCGTTTCGATGGATTAAAGATAACCTTAGTTATGAGTTATGGCAATAACCTAATTTATAATTATCATCACATAAGTTATAATGCGCTGATAACTAAATGAATTTATTTTTGTAAAAAGTGGGTCAGGAGGATTTTTGGCAATAAAAAACCCCGCATTGCGGGGTTGAGATAGGCTGTTCTGTCTTAATCATCAAAGGTATGGTCGACGGTAGAGGGTCCGCAACCATAGAATTTATCGCCAGCCTGGATGAGTAGCTTGTGCTTTGGTTCTGATGGGGTGAATCTCGCAATCATAGATCCACCGTTGAATTTGAATGAATACTCCTTTCCATCCCATCGCGGATTAGTCCCCATGTGAATGCTCCCTGCAATTACCATGGCCGGTGCCTTGCCAGTAATCATCGTCACATCATCCCAGACCATACAATTTGTCAGAAACGCGTGCTTCTCATTCATGAAATATGATTTGGCTTTTGACCCTGAAAGCTTCTGAACCTCAGCAATTTCTTTGTCTACTTTATTCAGCTGAGCTACAGCTGCGTCTGGTTTACAGTTCGCCCATTGCTCGGTTGTTTTAGCTATTCTGTCAGAGACAGCGAATTCAGTTTTCTGCTGATTAGCAGCGAATACCTTGGTCTTATCATCAACCATAAGCATCCCATTGTTTGCCAGAGCGAGAAGAGGTGATGTGACAAAGCTGCCGTTAGGCCTGGTGGCTTTAAACGTTGTTCCATCAAATTCTATGCGAGCCATGCCGCCAGGAATCATGGGAGCATTTGCTCCTTCTCTTAGATCTGACTTTGCATATTCACACCGTAAAATGTCAGAACTAAAGGCATTCACAGATACGGCCAGCAAAGGAAAAATTAATATTTTTAGCTTCATCCATGCCCTCTGAATTACCAGATAGTAGACGTCCAGAACATGCGCCCTAGGATCTCTACACTTTCAATGTCTGCCTCTTCATCAGGGTATTCTTCACTGTTGAAGCTGCGGATAATAATGCGAGTAGGACTTACACGATAAATGGATTTTAGCCTCTTCCATCCGTCCTGGCTTATTGCATAAACCTTTCCATCAACGATTTTTTTGTCGTTCGTGTTGATAGCAACTGTCGTCCCTTCCGGGATCATAGGCTCCATGCTATTTCCTGACGCCGGGAAACACAGTACGCTGTCCTTTTGAGCACCTACCTTACGCAAGGTGGATTTCGCAAAACGGAGTTTGAAACCGTTATAGTCATCGTCAATGCATGACCCATCACCGCAGGCAAGTTCTATGTCTTTCAGATATGGCACTTCGACCTCGTCATCTGGCAGATCTGTTTTGCTATCCCAAGCATCAATTTTTCCCCACTCGCTTTCAGGCGGGATGGAGGTTTCCTTGCGGTCTTCACTATGCATTGTACCTATACCTGAGCTCAACCACTCAGGACGAACATTCAATGCATGGGCCAGTTCAACCATCTTGCGACTGCCAGAAGTCTTACCGGATGTCATTTTCTGAATTGCAGGTTGAGATATGCCGACTTTCTCAGCCAGCTGCCCTTGGGATAAGCCTGCGGCGCTCATAGCCGCGTTAAGTCGATCTGCGAATGTTTTCATAGCACCAATATATAACTCAGGTTATGCAGAGTAAAATAACAAAGGTTATGGACAATGGTCATAACTTGGGTTATCTTTTCATTAATCCAGTAATCGGATAGGTAAAATCCATGAACAAAGTTATTCAACGAGCTTTAGAAATCGTTGGCAGCCAGAAGCGACTCGCAGATATTTGCGGCGTTAGCCAGCCAGCGGTTCACAAGTGGCTTAACGGTGGTTCCGTATCTCCGGAAAAAGTAACAGCCATCGTAAACGCTACTGGTGGCGAGATTAAGGCACACGAAATTCGACCTGATCTTCCCGACCTGTTTCCACACCCAGAGAACCATGCCGCTTAATTGCGGCCCTAACCACGAAAGGGAAAGCAATGCATTCACTTGCGTATCAACACAATACCGGAATACACCCGGGAGCGATGATAAACCGCGCTCAACCTAAGGCGGCGCCGGACCACGAAAAGATCCGCGATGCGGTCCGGGCATGGTCGTCGGCGCTGGACAATCAGGACGTCGTTTCGGCGCTGATCATCAACGAATACCGGGAGCAGGGCGGTGCCGCCATCAGCTTCCCGGAAGACATCAGCCGGGCCCGCCAGAAGCTGTTCCGCTTTCTGGACAACCGTTTCGACTCCGAGCAGTACCGTGAGAACGTGCGCCAGCTGACGCCAGCAATCATGGCCGTGCTGCCGGTTGAGTATCGCACTCGCCTGATCGGTGCCGATTGCAAAATGTCTCGCCTGGCTGAGGCCGAGAAAGAACTCGCAGAGGCAAAACAGGCCGTGCTCCTGGACGCTCCAGAGCATCAGAAGCTGAAAGAGGTGAGCGAGGGTATAGCGTCGCTTTTCCGCCTCATGCCGGAGCAGGTAGGACCGCTGATGACGATGGTGACGTCGATGTTGGGGGTTATGTGATGGGAAGTATCAAAAATGGCGAAAGCCAGTCTGCGTCAACAGAACTGGCCTTCAGATGCAAATCGTGTGCACTCATAGCAGGAGGAATAATGGCAAAAAATCCACGCTATTACCATACCGCTGTACATAAAAACATAACCCGCGACCGCTTCATCCGCTCGGTTAACCCGATTGTGGCAGAGAAAATGCGCGCCATCCTGGAAGAACTGAAACGCAAGGAGAATGGCCGTGGGTAACGTATCCAATTTAGCCGAAGCCAGAGAGGCCAGAAGGCTCCAGAAACCGCGCACGAATGACGGTAAGGGGTTTGCCTTGCTGCACCGTAAAATTATGGATGTGCCGTTCTACAAGGATGCTGAGGCGGCTCATTTATGGGTTCACCTGCTCCTGCGTGCTAATCACGAACAGACAATGGTTTCGACTGATGTTGGCGATGTGATCTGCGAGCGCGGAGAGTTCATTACCGGGCGAAACACGCTGGCAATGGAAACGGGTTTGACCGCTGATCGCGTTAAATCACTGCTCCGTAAATTCCAGAACCTGGGCATGATCACCACCAAATCGAACAACCGTTTTACTGTTCTAAAAGTGGTCAAATATGACGAATATCAGTCAAATTTTTGTCCAGCCGATGTCCAGCCGGTGTCCAGCGCAAACGCAGTTATATCAATGCCTGTGGAGGTGGAGTGTCCAGCCGATGTCCAGCCAGTGTCCACAGATAACAATATATTAAATAACTTACTACCTAACGGTAGTAAGTATGTCGCAAATGACCAGAAACCCGCTGAAGAGAAAAAGTCTCGTTTGTCATGCGATGAAGTGTGGCAATGCCTGAAAGACGAACTGCCTGAAGCCAGGGGATGGAGATGCCTCACTGATGAGCGACGCAATCTGATCCGCACATTCTGGGGTAAGGCTAACAAAATTGCCCGCAACCTGGACGGCAAGCCGATGGACATGGACGGTTTCAGAAGTTATCTGCGTTACATCGCTCAGAACTGCCGCTGGATGCTTGAAGACCGACCAGACCAGAAATCCGGGAAGACCTGGCGCCGCATGAAATTCGATAAGTTCCTGACCGAAAAGCTCTACATCGAAGTGCGCGAGGGGGATCGTGATGACCGCTGAATTCATGGCTGTACCACAAAACCTCGAAGCAGAGCAGAGCGTTATCGGTGGCCTGCTGCTGGATGATGACAACAGCGAGCGAGTCCAGAAGGTTCTGGCGATGCTCAAGCCTGAGTCGTTCTACAGTCGACCTCACCAGCTGATCTTTGCCGAGATGCGCCAGATGTTCCGCGACAACAAGCCAGTCGATGGTCTGACATTGTTCGATGCGCTCGAAGGCAAAGGGCTCGCTGATCAGGTTGGTGGCTTTGCTTACCTTGCGGAGATCGCCAAGAACACTCCCAGCGCTGCAAACATCGTGGCTTACGCAGCATCAGTCCGGGAAGCCGCAATGGAGCGCTACGGTATCAACCGCCTGACCGAAGCTACTGAGCTGCTGTATTCCCGTAACGGCATGAGCGCTACGCAGAAGTACGAGGCCATTCAGGGTATTTTCACCCAGCTCGCAGACCATTCAAAAACCGGCAGTCGCCGTGGGTTGCGGTCGTTCGGCGAGGTTATGGATGACTGGGTGGCGGATCTGGAGAAGCGATTTGACCCTTCAGGCGAACAGCGCGGCATGAGTACCGGCATCCCGTCACTCGACCGGCTGCTGGCGCCGAAAGGTCTGGTTAAAGGCTCTCTGTTCGTGATTGGCGCAAGGCCAAAGATGGGCAAGACAACCCTGTACGGGCAGATGGCGATCAACTGCGCGGTTCGTGAGAAAAAGCCAGCGCTGATGTTCAGCCTCGAAATGCCGAGCGACCAGATCCTCGAAAAACTGGTTGGTCAGAAGTCCGGCGTAAATCCGAGCATTTTTTACATGCCCGCCACGGATGACGCCGATGACCAGTACCAGGGCGACTACGACGGAGACTTTAAGAAGGCGATCGCTACAGCTGGCCGGCTGAGTGAAATCGACATGCTGTACATCGACGACACTCCGGGACTGTCACTGGCGCACATCGTTAGCGAAAGCCGCCGAATAAAACGCGAGAAGGGCTGCGTAGGCATGATTCTTGTTGACTACCTGACGCTGATGACCGCCGAAAAGGCCGACCGTAATGACCTGGCCTACGGGATGATCACCAAAGGTCTGAAGAACCTCGCCAAAGAGCTTGGCTGCGTCGTCGTGCTGCTGACCCAGCTCAACCGCGAACTGGAGAAGCGAGTGAATAAACGCCCGTTGCCGAGCGATTCCCGCGACACAGGACAGATTGAGCAGGACTGCGACTACTGGGTTGGCATCCACCGGGAAGGTGCTTTCGATGACAGCGTGCCGCCTGGAGAAACCGAGTTAATCCTGCGACTCAACCGCCACGGTAATACCGGCACGGTTTATTGCAATCAGATCAACGGTGCAATTTACGACACAGACCAGCAGGCCGCCGCCGCAGAACGCCGCGGGCGCGAGCAGCAGCCGAAAAAGAAAGGGGGCTTCTGATGAAAGGTAAACAGGCAATTCTGCGTTATCTCGAAACGCACAGGACCTTCACCGCGAAGGATGTGGACACAGAGTGCGGTATGACCATCAACTGCATCACGAAGAACGCTATCGATCTGGAAAAGTCTCGAAAAATTATCCGGGTGAGCAAGGTCTGGCGAACGGTGACTTATCGCCTGGCTACGCCGGAAGAGCAGGACGGCACCGCGCGCAGATGCACCAACGGAATATTTCAGGAGTGCCGCAACAGTGCGGCCATGAAGCGGGTATTGATGGTTTGGGGGAGGGTAGGGGTATGAGCGAATGGAGTGATTATCGCTTGATGGTTAGGACCATGGCGAAGGGTAACGGTGTAACGCTCATCAGCATCGCCAGGCACTGCGGCGTATCGAACAGGAAACTTAATCAGATTCTCCAAGCGGGGCCATCCAAAGAACAGGAAGAGCTCATAGCCGAAGCTCTGGGGTGCGCAGGGTGTGACATTGCGGAAATCCACAGGCAAATGGGCGAGTTATCAGACAAGTACGGGAGGGCAGGGGTATGAAAATTTACATCGCAGGACCAATGACGGGTTACGAAAATTACAACCGTCCTATGTTTAACGCAGTAGCACAGCAGATGTTATCAGGTGGTCATGTGGCATTAAACCCGGCCACGCTCCCGGATGGTTTATCTCAGCGTGAGTATATGGACATCTGCCTGGCGATGCTTCGCTGCGCCGACGCCATTCACATGCTGCATGGGTGGCAAGAGTCGGAAGGTGCCGTCGCTGAGCATTCCATGGCTAAAAAGCTGGGAATTAAAATTTCTTACCAATTTGAAGGAGCTGCCCAATGAGCAACATCGACAAACGCGCATTACGTGAAGCGGCTGAACGTGCAGGACAAAATGACTGGGAGTACGTCTACACCAGCGACCTCAACGCCCCAGGGCGGGGATATATCACAGTAGGCGGAGCAGAGGCTATCTACTGTCTGAATAAAGCCGCAGGGGGAGTGAAACAGTCTGAAAACGTATTGAGATATATCGCTGCAGCTAGCCCGGAAACAATGCTGGCGCTGCTGAATGAGATTGCTGAACTTGAGCAACGACATTGCGGAACAGCATTGCTTGAGCGAGAAGAAATGCACACCAAAACTCTGGGTAGGATGTTGGATGAGCTGGATGCCAAAGACAGGAAGATTGCTGAGCTTGAAATGCGCACTATGGCGCTGAGAGGATAACCCATGAGCACAATTACCAAAGAATGGCTGCAGCAGAAAATTGCCGACATGGAAGCCATCCGCGATGATATCCCGTTCGGACTTGGCGAAGATGGAACCAATACACTGGCGGCGCTGCGTATCGCGCTGGCATCGCTCGAAGCGGAGCCTGTGGCGTGGCTACTGTCAGGCGGCGGCGCAAAAAACAACGTCAGCTTCGATAGTGGCAATGCTTATGCCGACCCGCTGCGAGAAGTAACGCCGCTTTACACCGCCCCTCCAGCGCCGGTATCTGTGCCTGATGAAGTCATCAGTGCCATAGAAAACTTGAAGCGGACTCTGGTTAACTGTAACCGCTACAACTACTGCTCGGATGCTGTTAAGCGCCTAGAGGGCGCCTGCCGCGCCGCCATGCTTCAGGGTGCAGATGGCAACTCGCCGGTGATTCCGGATGGTTGGGTGGCTTGCAGTGAGCGGATGCCGGATGACGATGACTTTGTCTATATCTGGCCGCGACCAGACTTTGGAGTTGAATTGCATGTAGGCCAGTACTGCGAATGTCATCCAAAAGGAGATGGCTGGTACGCTCAAGTGTATGAACAAAACTACGGTATCGAGTGGTGCCCAATAACCGTAACCCACTGGATGCCGCTGCCAGCAGCACCGCAGCAGGAGGTTACTCAGGCGCTTGCCAAAGGCATGGAACGTTATGGCGATGCCATGCAAAAACTCGCAGATAGTGGTGACTGATTTTTGGTAATCATTTCTCAAAAGTGATGTTATAATTAAGTCGCAGTCGGTCTGAACAGCCGGTTGCGACTTCTGCGCATTTAAGGGGACTTAAATGCGACCACAATCTGAAATCCTCACCTTGTCACAGATGCAGAAATGCACCTGCGATTTTCTTCTTTCTGCGTTACCTCTCGGAGGTGGCGTATGAAACAGCCTGTTTTCTACCTCCGCGACGAACGCGTTCGCGATAACCTCATCGACTACATCAGGAAGCTGCCCGTTAACGACGCTCTGCCGCTCGTGGTGAAGTTTTCTGAGGCTGACCGCACTCTCGCCCAAAACGACCTCTTCCACGCTCTCTGTGGCGATACAGCGAAGCAATTGCAATGGGCTGGCAAGTCGCGCGACCTCGCTTCATGGAAAGTCCTGTATGTCTCAGGCCATGCCATTGCCACCGGTAAGCCTGGTGAAGTGGTGCCGGGTCTGGAAGGGGAGTTCTGCGCCATCCGGGAAAGCACTGCGAAGATGGGCATCCGTCGCATGACCAGTCTCATCGAATACAGCCAGGCATTTGCTGTGCAAAACGGCGTGCAACTCCGTGAAGTTCGCTACTCAGGTGATTACTTCGGGAGGGTTGCGTAATGGCTAGCCCTCTCGCTCGCGTTATCTCAAACGAAATCTTCCGCGTTCCGGCGCGCCGCCAGCGCAAGCCCGCGGTTAAGCCGTCCGAAATCCCGACTTTCAAGGACTACACCGCCCGCCTGGTGGATCAGAAATGGCTGCGTCTCGCAGCGAGGAGAAAATCAGCTTGAGCATGTATCAACGAATTAATGGCGCTGACTGGCGCAATATCTTCGTCGTCGGCGATCTGCATGGGTGCTACACGCTGCTGATGAATGAGCTCGAAAAGGTTTCGTTCGACCCTGCGCGTGATTTGCTGATCTCGGTTGGTGACCTTGTTGACCGCGGCGCGGAAAACGTCGAGTGCCTGGATCTGATTACTATGTCGTGGTTCAGGGCAGTGCGCGGTAACCATGAGCAGATGATGGTTGATGGGCTTTCAGAGCATGGAAACGTCAATCACTGGCTGGTAAACGGTGGCGGTTGGTTCTTCAATCTCGACTATGACAAAGAGGTGCTGGCTAAGGCTCTGGTTCACAAGGCAGCTGAGTTACCACTCATCATCGAGCTGGTTACCTCCGATCGGAAAATCGTAATTTGCCACGCTGACTACCCGCATAACGAATATGCGTTCGACAAGCCGGTCCCGAAAGACATGGTCATCTGGAATCGTGAGCGGGTTAGCGACGCTCAGGGCGGCATTGTCTCGCCGTTAGCCGGTGCTGATCTGTTTATCTTCGGCCACACCCCTACGCGCCATCCCCTGAAGTATGCCAACCAGATGTACATCGACACAGGAGCGGTGTTTTGCGGAAACCTCACGCTGGTTCAGGTGCAAGGTGGTGACCATGAGTAAAACCTACCGCAGCAAGAAGTGGCTCGCCGCAGTCGGCCAGATTGAGCAATGCGTCCTTTGCGGAGCGTGGGGCGTACAGGTAGCACACCGCAATGAAGGTAAGGGAATTGGCATGAAGACAGACGACTGCGCCACCGCCGCTATCTGTGTCACCTGCCATTCAGAGATTGATAACGGGAAGGGGCTGAGCCGTGACGAGCGCCGCCAGTTAATGGATCGAGCCATTGTCTTGACCGTTATCCAGATCGCCCGTCGTGGCCTGGTGGTGCCCGCATGAATATTTACGATATCACGCCGGTCAGCAAGCCCCGCATGACACAGCGAGATCGCTGGCATAAGAGGCCTGCGACAGCGGCATATTGGGCTTTCAAAGCCGAGGTGCGCCTGCTTGGAATCAACATTCCTGAATCCGGTTATCACATCACCTTCATCATTCCTATGCCAAAAAGCTGGAGCCAGAAGAAGCGCACGCAACTCAACGGCCAGGCTCATCAGCAGAAACCGGATAAAGACAACCTGGAAAAGGCTCTACTCGATGCAATTTTCGACGACGACAGCCGCGTCTGGGATGGTCGGGTGACAAAACTTTGGGGAGAGAAGGGGCAGATCATTATTGGGGAGTGCGCGCCGTGACCAGAGACGAGATAACCCGATACCAGGTTGAGAGCGTTAAGCGCGCCAACATGCCGCCAGTAGCAAAGCACAGCCAGACCAAAACCAATCAGCCACAGAAGGAGGCCGCGTAATGAGAAAGCTCACACCAATTTACACCATGGTTAACTTTGTCGATGACGCCCATTTCCGGCGTGTCTGGAAGCATCCTAAGAAGACCATCACAACCAAGCAACGAGCCTGGGTGCAGTACATGATGTCAGTGTGGGGCAGAATTAATCGCGGCGATGACTCACCAGCCGGCGCTGTTAACGTTATAGGCCGTCTGATGATCCGGACTCAATGGAATCCTGATATGGGTGGACACATCGAGAGAATGGTTAACTGGCTTTATAGCGACGAGGGTGGGGCGCTGAGAGGTGAGGAACTCTATAAGAAAGCTCGCGAACTGGTAATCCCTCAATCCTCTGCCAGAAACATCATCGCTCTCGCCAAAGAATCAGATGATGCCGCGTTCGTAGAAAAAGTGATGGTTAAGCTGTTTCACCGGGAAAGCCCAGTCCGCGATTATGCAATTAAACGTTATTGTGAGCGCAACTGCACTCAACATATCGCTCAGGCAATGAGCAGAGTAACCGGCGTGGATGTGCAGCAGTGCCGCCGCCGGGTCGTGTGGTGCGAGAAGGTTTTTGAATCAGAACTCTTTTATGCCTTACAACGTGAGATGGAGAAAGAAAACGAACTTCAGGACACTTAATTAGAAAATATTTATCTGAAAGTGTTGATTTGGCGAAATAAAAGTGCATAATTCAGTATATGCTCGGACGTCAAAGGCGAAAGAGCGCGGTGATGAAGTGCAAGATGACAGCGCTCATGAATCGGGGACATCGAAAGCCCAAAAGCTGAATTGTGTGGCGACAGCCAAAACGCGACTTGAGCCATCACCAATAATTTAGAGCCACTGGTTAACGCCGGTGGCTTTTTCATTTCTGCATAACGGAAATCGCTTTGAGTATGTGACGGCATCCCGGTGAGACCAGGTACATTTCCCTGGCACGGCAAAGCGATCCTCGTTGTGGTGAATGTCCTGATGGCGTCGTAAAGCGATAGCCGTGAATGCCGGATAGCAGCGCCGGCCACCACAAACTAAACCCACTACCTGGGACCCTTCGGTCAGAGAGCCGACATTGCCTTACCCTCATCTTCCCGGCCTGTCGCCGGGTTTTTTATTTCAGGCCCCGGGAACCATCATCGACACGCCTACTTGTTAAATCGTCCCGAGGGCCTGCCCCCTTTCAAACACACAGCCCCCGCTTTTAAGCCGGAGGTTAGAGACTATGAAAATGCATAACGATCCCCACTCCTGGACGGAGTTTATCGAACTACTCCACAGTTGGTGGCGTGGCGAAACGCCGATGGGTGCCGTATTGCTATCGGTTGTCATGGCCGCCATGCGAATCGCTTACGGCGGTGGCGGCTGGAAGAAAATGCTCCTTGAGGGGGCAATCTGCGGAGCTCTAACCCTTACCGCTGTGTCAGCTCTTGATTACTTTAACCTTCCACAGTCTCTGTCGATAGCTATCGGCGGCGCGCTAGGGTTTGTTGGCGTAGAGCAGGTTAAGGTTATGGCTTCCCGGGTGTTTAATTCTCGCTTTGGAGGCGGTGATGCAAACCAGTGATAAAGGCATTGCCCTGATCAAGCAGTTCGAAGGCTGCAAACTCACCGCCTACCAGGACAGCGTCGGCGTATGGACGATCGGCTATGGCTGGACTCAGCCTGTTGACGGGAAACCAATCCGCGCCGGGATGACGATTAAGCAGGAAACGGCAGAGCGTCTGCTGAAGACTGGACTGGTCAGCTACGAAAGCGACGTGTCACGACTGGTTAAAGTTGGCCTGACTCAGGGGCAATTCGACGCCCTGGTGTCGTTTACGTATAACCTCGGCGCCCGGTCACTGTCGACATCGACTCTCCTGCGAAAACTCAACTCCGGTGATTACGCTGGCGCTGCCGATGAGTTCCTGCGCTGGAATAAAGCTGGTGGCAAAGTCCTGAACGGGCTGACCCGTCGCCGGGAGGCAGAGCGGGCTCTGTTCCTGTCATGA